TCTGCAATGTCGATATCAGTTTGCAATAAATACCGTGCTTCATCTTCTGTGATACCGCGATCCTCAATATTACGGCCTACGCCGATTGTGAGTTTATCAGCGGTACACCTATAAGGTTTTAATTTTAAACCCTCATGTAAAACAAGCTGATCTACTAGATCAGTTAAGTGATATTTCATTAGCATTTCCATCTACGCCTAGCCGCAAGACCTCTTTCACCCTTCCAATTCTTAGAACGAGCACAAAAACTCTTGCGTCTTTTAGCATCTTTGCTTCCAGCTTTTACTTTACCTGTTACAGGTGGTTTAAGTTTTGAACCTGTTTCTTTATTGTATTTAGCACGGCCCTTGGCAGTAAGTCCAGCACCCTGTTTTACAGAGCGTTTTTCTCCGCGCTTAACAGATAGACTAACGTTTTTTCGTCTTGCCACGTCCTGTCCTTACTTTAGCTTTTCTGGTATTAGCTACAACAGTTCTACCTTTAGCACCCGCCGCCTTTTTCTTACGGGCAGTTTTAGCTCTCTCGCTCTGGGACAAACTTTGTGCTTTCTTTTTGGGTAAACAACGATCAGGGTTTTTCTTGTCTTTAGATGTTCCACAAGGTCCCTTAACTTTACCATCAGTTCCTATACGAACCCAGTTCTGTTTTAACCACTGTTTTAGTTGTCCCATACTATGCCTTTTTACGTGCGCGTCTAATGGCTTCTTTACCGCGCTTTGCTATTTTAGCTTGTTCTGTTTTACCAGCTACTTTAGCACGTTGCTCAACAACGGTAAGTATCTGTATTTTACGTGCAAAGGATTTACCGCTGTTCTTAACACGTTTTACCGTATCTCGTGCGTCTTGCACAGTAGCGTATTTTATAGGAACTGTATCCTTAGGATTTTCATCTGTATATAGTCTACGACTACTACCCTTAGGCTTTTTACCCGTTCCTTTTGCCGGTTCTTTTTTTACCACTAACAATTCCTGTCAAAGTTTTAGCCTGACCTGCGTGTAGTTTGGAGGCTTTTTTTAAACCTCCTATTACCTTTTTAATCTTTTTTTTACTTTTAGGAGTTACACTCATCTGCCTTTCCTCTTACCTTTTTTTGATTTCTTTGCATAGTTAGGATCTTTACAGTATTTAGAAGCCGCTAAGTTTGCGTATGCTGACGGGTATGTATCAAAAGTTCTTTTTGCCCAAGCTTTACCTTCAGGACAAATCTTTCCTTTACTTTTAGTTTTTTTACCACCCGTTGCGGCCTTTTGACGAGCCATAGAGAAACGGTCGGTATATCCCAT